GACGAGCACGACGGCATGGTGCAGGTGTATAACGGCGAGCGCAACGTGTGGATAGTCCCGCAGGACGGCGTTAAGAGAAACGAGCTCACGAAGGACGATTTCAAAACCGACGAGAGCGGATCCGTCACCTACGTCGGCAGCAAATACAAGGCAAGCCGCGGCGTGGACGTGTCGTCGTATCAGGGCGATATCGATTGGCAGCAGGTCAGCGACAGCGGCGTGAGCTTTGCGATAATACGCGCAGGAGGCACCTATTACGGCAGCGGCGAGCTGTATGAGGACGATAATCTGCTGAAGAATATTGACGGCGCAAGGGCGGCGGGGCTGCGCGTTGGCGTGTATTTCTTCTCGCAGGCGATAGACGAAGCAGAGGCGCGCCGCGAGGCAAGCTATGTGGTGACGCTGCTTGAGGGCAGGAAGCTCGACCTGCCGGTGTTTTTCGATTGGGAGCGCATAGGAAACGACACGGCCCGCACGGACGAGGTCGAAAACGAAACGCTCACAAGCTGCGCCGTCGCGTTCTGCGAGCAGGTCGAGGCGTCGGGCTACAAGGCGGGAGTTTATGTGTATAACGACACAGGCTACTACGGCTATGACCTTGCGCGGCTTCAGAATTATATGCTTTGGGGCGTCGGCATAGGCAGCTACCCGTATTTTTACTATGCCCACGACGTTTGGCAGTACAGCTATTCGGGCAGAGTGCCGGGCATTAACGCCGACTGCGACCTCGATATGCTGTTTGAGGAAAAGTAAATACTCCCCCACAGGGAATGCAAAAAATCGGAGTCACGCAGACTCCGATTTTTTTGCCGACGGTAAGTAAAAAGAAACAGCCCCCTCATCCGTCACTGGCAAAGAAAGCCCGCGCGCTACGCCCAAACACGCAAGGAGGGTGGCTGTTGATGGCAATATATCACGGCAGCCTGAGAATGTCAACCTCCGTAACGAACAAACATAGACTGCGGCGGAGGTCGGGGAAACTGCTCAACATGTGCGTGAGCGATACTTGACGCGCTGACAAGGCATTTACAGGAGGCGGCAAATGGATAATATAACTGCTTCGTTCGCTGACGAACTGCACGATGTCGTAAAAATTGCGTAAAACCGACGCTTAAAAGGGCTTGATTTTGCGGATATAATCCGCGTGATGCGTAAAAAAACTGCATGGAAAAAGCACGCAAACCGTTGAAAAGCAAAGAAAAACCTGTAGTTTCAATAACTACAGGCTTTTCTTTTTGGCACGCCGCAAGGGATTCGAACACTTGCGTGAAACGCTAAAAGCCTTGCAAACACTACACTTTTTCTGCGCTGTTGTAAGGTTTGTTGTAAATCATGTTTCGAGCTTGGGTAAATTGTCGTAAAAATCGCGCATTGCGTTCTGCGCTGTACCTATGTCCTGAGCGGATAAATGCGTGTAGATTTTGCGCATTGTCGCGTAGTCTGACCAACCGCCTATCTGCATTGCGGCTTGCTCACTCATGTTGATATGATAGGCAAGCGAAGCGAAGGAATGACGCAGACCGTGAACGCCGAGTTTAGGCAAGCCGTTTGCCGCGCAGATGTCATTTACCCAATCGTAAACGGTGGAGATATAGCAAGTGACCACTTTGCCTCGCTTGTCTTTCACGGCAGACAGAGCATCGTAAAGCTCAGGTATCATTATAGGTATCGTCCGTGTTGACGAGGCGTTTTTGTTGGACGGCTTTTCAACGAGCGTCCAGTTTTCGCCCGGCACTATTGCGCCCGACACTTTGATTGTGCGCTTGCGCAAGTCCACATTGGACCAGTCGAGCGCAGCTATCTCCGAGCGCCTGAGCGAGTGCAAGCCGAGCAGGGCGGCAATTTCAACAGGAGTCCCCTTAACGGCGGCAACAAAGATACGTATCTGCTCAGGAGAGAGAAACACCGGCTCTTTCGGCACGATTTGCGGCAAGGACAGTTTGGGCAGCTCTACGCCAGCGGCTCTGACGGCGGGGGACACAAGTCCCCATGCGTTTTTAAGCGTCTTAGGCGAGCACACAAGCGCCTCTGAGTTAATCACGGCTTGCCAATCCTTTATCTCCGACAGCGGCATTGACATATATGTTTTAAATCTATTCTTCTTCACCGAGCCATAGCCCGCGAGGGTAGAGGGCGAAAGAACATTTCGCCGCGCATCTATGTAGCGGTCTATTGCTTTGGAGAGAGTCAATTCTATTTTCTTGTCAACAGGCACAAAGCCTGCGCGAATGGCTTTTGCCTTTGCTATTGCTTCTGCTTCGGTGCTCTCGATGACCACCACACCCTCGCGCCGCAAATCTATATACCACTTCTGCCCGCGCTTTTTCGGCGTGGGGATTCTAATTTCATCCTTCTTTTTCTTCTCGCGGATGAGCCTTTCGCCGCAGTAACCGCAAAAGGTGAAATGCAGCTCATCAGGAATATCACTTTTACAATTTCGGCACTTCATCTCGTTCCCCCTTATAATCGCGTATGACCGTCCTTAGCGCGCAGACCATCAGAGCTATAGCGCAGAGCACAATGAACGCCAGAAGCACGGCCAGCGCGGTCAGACCGCCGGATTTGAAGATCCCTGCATTTTTTAGCTGGATATCAAAGCAAATGTAGCCGATGACTACGCATATAAGGAGCGCACACACTCCGATAAGACCAAGCGCGAGCGACTTGTGTATCGCTCCCAGCTTTTTATAATGCTCTACATCTCGTTTGAGGAGAGCGTTCTCCACGCGAAGGTCACTGTCGCATGGGCTTAATCCAAGCAGTTTATCAAGCGATAGATCAAGCACCTTGCAGGTGGCGGCGGCATAGTAGAGCAGCGGCTGCTTCATCGTGCCTGCGTTTACCGCGCAGATGTTGTTGTACGGCACTCCCGTTTTGTCGGAAAGCTCCTGTAAGGTCATGCCGCTTGCATTCTTCGCTTTTTTGATTTCTTCCTGATATGCATCAAAAAAAGACTGCATATCCTGCATTGCGGTCATTTTCACATCTCCTCCAAACTTTCTTTTCTCCCCCGAAACACCCTCTAATGTTAATTCGGGGGTTTTGTTAATATTTCACAAATTTAGGCATAGATTTCCTGAGCCGAGCCTGATACCATTAAATCAGAGCAAACAACATTTTACAAATGCACTTGTAAAAAAGTCCTGCCCTGTAAGGCAGGACGTAATTTATAATGAAGGTGAGGAAATGAAAACAAACACGCAGATGCCGCAGCCGATGAGGAGCAAGCGCATCGTCCGCAACAAAACAATAATAATCATTACCGACGTGAGTGACCAGGAAGTACGCGAGATCATGCATCTGCTTGATAAGGGGCGGAGCTTACCGCCAAGTTAATGGCATTGCATAAAATTATACTTGATTATTTTATGCGAATGCGTTATTATCTTAATTAGATAAGCAATAAGTCTGCTATATCCTATTCAGATATGCGCATAGGAATATCTCAATTGCTTATACATATTTTAGCACTATTGCGTCAAAAAAGGTATAAATATTTACATTTTTGGCAGTTTGCCTGAAACGGCAGACGGAAACTGCGCAGATTGCACAAAGCAAATTAACCATAACATTTTTGACAAAGGTCAAAGCCTTTTTCTATAGCTTCGCTATAAGTCATGACATCATAGTATTTCATACCGCTGCAATCGTTATAGCGGTGGATTTTGCCGCCGCTTTGGCTGACATAAACGGTTCTGTCGTTTGCAGTGTTTACAGTTGCGGTTTCGCTGGGCTGAGGATCTTCTACATTATCTTTGGCACAGGCGCAAAGCGAGAATACCATACACAAAGCAAGCAGCAAACAAATAAGACGTTTTTTCATAAAATCAACTCCTTAAACAAATGCATGAGAGAGAGGAATAAAAATGCTGACTGACAATCAAATGAAAGCGCTGTGCGAGATGCTCGGATATTTTCCAGCATTTGCAGAGGAAAAAGAAGCTTTCAACCGTCTCACTGCGGATGCAACAAAAAAACAAGCAGGCTTTCTTGAGCGTGTTAAAACCCGGTTCAAGGATTTAGCCGGAGACCCGGAACGCAGGGCAATTGAAACCAAACTGACGGCCTACATATGTGTAATGGGCGAAAAGCAATTAATATATTGTAAAGGTTTTTTGGAGGGCTGTGAAGCTGCGGAAAAGAGGTGCAAAGATGCTGAGCGCTGACGAATTGGCAATGTACCGCTATGAGCTGGATCATAATTTTCCCATGTTCAGCGAGTGGGAAAAGGAAAAGCTCATGGATCTTGCGGAGCACGGCACCGGCAGCCTGATCAGGGCTCTGACTTGTCTTGCCGAAGCATATCAGCGGCTTGAAGAAGGTGCTGGCGACGCTCAGGAGGAAGTTTGCTAAGCGCAGAGGCAAAAGCAAGCAGCTCATTATAGGTCATGCCCTGCCCACCGTCTTTAAGCATTTTTAAAATAATATCAGTGTCATGCAATGACAGTCCGTTTGTGCTTTCAAGCACACCGTCATAAGCTGACCACAAATCATCGTTTTTATCGAGCTCTTCGTCCTTCGGGACGGAGGGCTCTTTTTTTATGCCCGTTTTCAGCTCCTCGACCGTTATGCCGAAGTAATTTGCAATTTTAAGCGCTGTGGCGGCAGTCATTTCGTTTCTTTGGTGCTTCCAATGGCTTACCGTCGATTTTGATATTCCGAGCTCAAGAGCGACAGCAGACGGTGATTTGCCTATAGAATTGCACAGGTTTAAGAAATTGTCATAAGTCACAAAAATACCCCCTTAAAACTGTGCAACATTGCAAAAGTACAGAAAAGTTTCCAAAGGAGGTTGACTTCTGCACGAATGTAAACTATAATTGCAATTGTGGTTAACAAAAGTTCACAAGCTAACGCCAACAGTCAAGGAAAACAACTCCCGACTGATGCAGTGTTCTATTAAATATAGTCGCATATAGATAATAACACAACTTGTGAACTTTTGCAACTGTTTTGTAAAAAATAATTGGAAAGGAGTACAAAAATGCCTGAGAAATGGACAGGCGACCTGATAGGTCGGATGCACAACGCAAAAGTGATGAGAATTGAGCTTGCCGAAGAAACAGGATGGCATAAGAGCTACATCACCATGATTCTCAACGGATATCGTCATCCGAAGGACGCAGAGGCAAAGCTCAATGCGGCGTTTGACGCTATCATGGCTCGCAGAAGAGAAAGGGGCAACGAAGATGCCGAGAACGCGATTTGACAAAATCGACAGAGACCCGCTCAAGGAGGCGGTGCTCGGACGGAAAACGGTCATCGGGCTCAGCGAGGCAAAGCTCGCGGAGAAGATGGGCATAAGCGTCGGCAGATACCGCACGATGATGCAGGGCACATCCGACGCATGGAAGATAGGCGAGGTCAAGGCGCTGTCAAGGGCACTTGACTTGCCGATAGACGAGCTGAGGGGGCTCATAGCGAAGAGCTGAAAGGAGATAAGCATGGGCGCGATAACACTTTTTAAGTGCGTGATGATACTGATGGGAGTTTTCTTCATCGTCGGCGGCGCGATACACGCAATGGTAAGCTTTGCGGACGCAGCCGAGCGCGAATGCGCCAAGAGGCGCAGCAACTACATTAAAAAGCGGATAACCTGAGCCGAAAGTCAGGACAGAAAAAAGCGGTGAACCCTTACCGTAAGTAGGGACAGAAAATAAGGAGGAGCAAAAATGAACCTTTACTGGGTAAACAATGCCATTTACAAGCTCTACGACGAGTTCGTAGACCCCGACACGGGAGAGATAAGCGATCCCGACGAGTTCGCGGCACGGTATGCCGCACTGGATATCAGCCGCGAGGAGATCATTGAGAACACGCTGCTGATGTACAAAAACTGCATCGCCGACGCTGCGGCGATTGCGGAGGAAATCAAGGTGCTCAAGGAGCGCAAGGACGCGATCGAGCGCAAGGCAGAGCGCTTCAAGACGGACGCAGCCGACGCACTCGGCGGCGAGAAGTTCCAGACCGCGAAGGTCGCGGTCGCATGGCGCAAGAGCACGGCGGCAGAGGTCGATGAGAGCCTGTGTCCCGCCGAGTACATCGTAACGAAGGTAACGACATCGCCTGACAAAAAGGCGATTACGGCGGCGCTCAAGGCGGGCACGGAGATCGCAGGCTGCAAGCTCGTCGAGCGCATGAATATGACTGTGAGGTGAGGGGCATGGAGAATCTGATCATCTACGACAAGGTGAGGGCGGTGCCCTCGTGCGCACTCAAGTCCATAACCGCAGGACGGCTCAAGGGCATGAGCGATATTAACCCGATGTGGCGCATCAAGATGCTGACCGAGATGTTCGGACCGTGCGGCGTGGGCTGGTGGTACGAGATTACCGACAAGCGCTTTGAGCATGATCCCATCACCAAGCAGACGGCGGCATTTGTGGAGATCAAGCTCTATTACATAGATCCCGAGAGCGGCACGGAGAGCCACGGCATCCCCGGTCTCGGCGGCGCAAGCTTCGTGGCGCAGGAGCGCAACGGCGCGTACATGAGCGACGAGTGCGAGAAAATGGCGCTCACGGACGCTATAAGCGTGGCGGCAAAGGCGCTGGGTGTGGCGGCAGATGTGTATTTTGCAAAAGACCGCACGAAATACGACGCGCAGACTTCCGAGTCGGACAGCAAGCCCTCTGTGGAGCGCAAAGCGCCTGTACAGCACGACGCGAAGCCGAAGGAAGAGCTGATTTACCGCTGCGAACGATGCAGTCAGCCGCTTAAGGTATACATCGGTTCGGACGGAAAGCCCGTCTCCCTGAGAAAGTGGAGCGAGGGCACGAAGGCTAAATTCGGCGCGGTGCTGTGCGATAAGTGCGTAGAGGCGAAGCAGAATGAAGGCTGAGATACGCGAGCTGTCCTTCGCGATGGACGGCACACAGATTTTGTCCTTCCGCACGGAGGATGACTGCCGCGAGCTGTACGAGAAGTATAAAGGAAAGGCGCTCACCGTCACGGTGAAGCGCTTCTCCAAGCCCCGAAGCACGAACGCAAACAGCTACGCATGGGTGCTCATGGATAAGCTTGCGGAAAAACTGCACATAGCCAAGGAAAGCATCTATAAAAATTATGTCCGCAATATCGGCGGCAACAACGACCGCCTGTATATCGCGGACGAGGCTGTAGGGCGCTTCTGCGCGGCGTGGGAGGGCTACGGCTTAGGTTGGCTGTGCGATGATGTCCTGCCGAGCGGGCAGAAGGGCGTGAGCGAAGTCACGGCGTACTACGGCTCAAGCACCTATGATACGGCGCAAATGTCGCGGCTCATAGATCTGATTGTGCAGGACTGCATGAGCGTAGGCATCGAGGTGCGAGATCCCGAAGATGTGGCAAGTATGCTGGAGGCGTGGGATGGCAGATAGCATCATGCAGACACGGCGCGAGTGCTACATCACCGGCAGCACCACCGGACTGCACCGGCACCATTGTTACGGAGCCGGATGGCGCAAAGCCTCCGAGAAGTGGGGCTGTTGGGTGTGGCTGCGCTACGACTGGCACAACGGCGCAAGCTACGGCGTTCACTTTAATCACGATTTGGATTTGCGGCTCAAGCGCCAGTGCCAGGAAGCTTTTGAAAAACTACACGGACACGAGAAGTTCATGGAAGTGTTCGGCAAATCATGGATTTAAGGAGGTAAAAAATGAGTTTGAATCACATTACCATCATGGGACGACTTACGAAAGATCCCGAGCTGCGATACACGCAGCAGAATACGCCGGTCGCGTCGTTCACGCTTGCCGTTGACCGCGATTTCGGCGACAAGCAGACCGATTTTATAGACTGCGTCGCATGGCGCTCGTCGGCTGAGTTCGTCAGCAGATACTTCGGCAAGGGCAGCATGGCTGTCGTTGACGGCAGACTGCAGATCCGCGAATGGACGGACAACAACGGCAACAAGCGCAGGAACGCGGAGATCGTCGCCGAGCACGTTTACTTCGGCGAGAGCAAGCGCAGAGAGGCTTCGCCGGATATAAGCGCGGAGGACTTCGAGGAGTACAACGAAGACGATAACCTCCCGTTTTAAGGCGGTGCGTCCATGACCGAGGTAACTTATATCAAGGTCTTTGTTGATTATCTCGATGCGATAGAGCCGCTCGGTGACGCTGAGAGGGGGAGACTTTTCACTTCCTTGTTAACCTATGCAAGGACGGGCGAAGTTCCGCAGCTCGGCGGGAACGAACGGTTCTTATTCCCGATGATGAGGGCGCAGATTGATAGAGATGTTTTATCAAAGGATGAGTTGTCTCAAAAGCGGCGCGAAGCTGCAAGTGCAAGCAAAAAGAGCACTTGTGAGCAAAAAGAGCATTTGCAAGCAAGTGCAGCAAGTGCAAGCAAAAGCCCACAAGACAAAGACAAAGACAATAAGACAATCGACAAAGATAAAGACAATAAAAAGCGTACGGACGCGAAAACCGATGATTTTGATGCTTTTTGGGCTGTTTATCCCCGCAAAGTGGGTAAAGGCGACGCAAAAAAGGCATTTGCTAAAGTCAAAGCGCCCGTTTCGGTGCTGATAACCGCTGTAAATACGCAAAAGCAAAGCCAACAGTGGCTCAGAAACGATGGGCAATACATACCAAATCCGGCTACATGGCTTAATCAAGGTCGTTGGGAGGACGAACTGCCTACAAAGGAAGGACGGTTGGACTGGATAGATGACATTTGACGAATGGCGCATCTTGGTTAAGGGGTTGAAATCGGTCTACACATCAGATCGGTTTCTTCCCGATGCCGATGCTATCAAACTATGGTTTAAGCTGCTGCAAGATTTGGAGTATACAGCGGTTAACGCAGCGGCGCAGAAATACATATTGACCAACAAATTTCCCCCGACCGTTGCGGATATCAGGGAATCAGCAACCGAGTTGCAGCACGGTAAATGCCCGGATTGGGGCGAAGCATGGGAAGAAACCTGTAAGGCTATTAAACGCTTTGGCTTTTACAGGCCGAAAGAAGCCCTTGAATCCCTTCGTCCGCTCACACGGGAAACGGTAAACTGGCTAGGTTTCTCCAATCTCTGTATGTCCGAAAATCCAACGGCAGACAGGGCAAACTTTCGCACTTGCTACGAGATCGTGGCAAAGCGTGAACAGCAAGCACAGATATTGCCATTGCCACTGCAAGAAACCATAAAGCAGCTTGCGGATGGCATGGCAACCAATGATAAAAGCGGACAGTCGCTTTTGGCCGATAATGAAAGGAAGTAAAAGGGGGATGACAAATGAACGAGATAATGTGCACAACGCAAGCAGAGCTTGACGCTGTGAGCGCGGACTATAACGGCAGGGTGATAATTAAGTTCGGCACGCCGAGTAACCGAGCGGTAGTTAAGCGCCCATTTATATATCCCGTCGTGGCGAGGGGCAACAGCTCCGTCGAGGCGAGGGGCAACAGCTCCGTCGAGGCGAGGGGCAACAGCTCCGTCGTGGCGTGGGAAAACAGCTCCGTCGTGGCGAGGGGCAACAGCCAAATCGTAGACGCTGTACGAAATAATAACATCGAAATCAGTGGCAATGCTCGCATAGTTTATAATCCGACGAACATAGAGGAATATATAGACTTTCACGGGCTTGACGCGACTGATGCGACGGTAAAACTGTATAAAGCGGTGCATTTCTACAACGGCGCATATCGCGCCGACTACTGGGGCAGTTTTATCTACAATATAGGCGCCATTGTTACACCCCACAACGGCTTTGACGAGGATGCACTGCATAGCTGCGGCGCCGGTATCCATCTTGCGCACAAGGCATGGGCGCTTGCGTATGGCGCAAGCTGGAATGATGTTGCGATTCTCGAAATCGAATGCGAAAAAGCCGATGTGCTCGTGCCTTTGCGCAGCGAGGGCAAAGTCAGGGCACGCAAAGCAAAGGTGCTGCGCGAAGTGCCGCTCGAAGAATGCGGGCTGCAAGGCAAAATGATTGCGAAAAGGCGGGCTAAGGCATGAGGAGATTTGAAATCATAGCGGCGTTTCTGTGCACGGCGATCATGGTGCTGCTGATACTGATAGCGTGTGTGCTCAATACTCCCGCCGAGCCTGAGCCGCCGAAGGTGGACACAAAGGGGCTGTGCGTCGTTGAAGTGCAAGAGCCCGCATACGAGATGTATTTTACAGAGGCCGATGTCACGGCGCTCGCGCAGATGCTATACGGCGAGGCGAGAGGGTGCACGGTGGACAATCAGCGCAAGTGCGTGTGGTGCGTGCTCAACCGCGTGGATGATCCGCGCTTCCCCGACACCATCATCGGGGTGGTGAGCCAGTCGGGGCAGTTTTACGGCTATTCAGCGGCGTTTCCTGTGTGGGACGAGCTTCGTGCGGTGGCACTCGATGTGCTCACGCGGTGGAGCATGGAGAAGCAGGGCGCGGATGTGGCAAGGGAGCTGCCGAGCACACATCTGTGGTTTACCGGCACCGGCTCTGAGAATGTGTTCAGGGGGGTGTATTGAGTGCAGAAATGCGAAATTTACCACGACAATTTTCAGAATTTCAAGAAGTACAACATCCCCAAAGCGCAGCTCGTAATTGCGGATATACCCTACAACATCGGCGCAGATGCTTACGGCAGTAATCCCAATTGGTATAACGGTGGCGACAACAAAAACGGCGAGAGCAGGCTTGCAAAGAAATCGTTTTTCAATAGTGATGGCTATTTCAAGATTGCGGAATATATGCATTTTTGCAGCCGCCTTTTGAAGCCTGAGCCGAAAGAAAAGGGCAAAGCACCGGCAATGATTGTGTTCTGCGCTTTTCAGCAGATGCCGACAGTGGTTGAATACGGCAAGAAATACGGCTTTAACAACTCGTTTCCGCTTTTCTTCTGCAAAAACTACTCGGCGCAAGCGCTCAAGGCGAATATGCGCATTGTCGGAGCTACGGAGTTTGCGGTGGTGCTGTACCGCGACAAACTGCCAAAGTTTAACAATGGGCGGGAAATAGATCCCGACACAGGCAAGGCTATACGCGGTACTGGGCATATGATTTTCGATTGGTTTGCGTGGGAGCGCGACGGAAAAGACATACCCAAGATACATCCCACGCAAAAGCCGGTCAAGGTACTGCAAAGGCTGATAGAGATATTCACCGACGAGGGCGATGTTGTTATAGACCCGTGCTGCGGCTCGGCTTCGACACTTCGCGCAGCGCGGGATATAGGGCGGAACGCATACGGCTTTGAGATTGATAAAAACTTCTACAGCCGTGCGAAAACGGAAATGCTTGCACCGCCCGTGCAAATTGAGATGGAGGACATACTGCATGAAGGATTGGACTGGTGACGGCAACAGCATCTACAAGACGCTTGGAGCCTCTAACCACACGGAGAACGAACGGGAGACCTATGACTATTATGCGACTGAGCCTAAGGCTGCCGAACTGCTCTGTGAGGTTGAAAGCCTCTCACCCGCTATATGGGAGTGCGCCTGCGGCGAAGGGCATCTTGCCGAAGTGTTTCGCAAGCGCGGGCACATCGTTAAAGCAACCGACCTGATAGACAGGGGATATGGCTGTGGAGGCGTCGATTTTCTTAAGGAAAATGTGCGTTTTCACGGTGATATAGTCACCAACCCGCCCTACAAGTACGCCAAAGAGTTTGTGGAGCACGCAATAGACACGGTGGCTGATGGCTGCAAGGTGTGCATGTTTTTAAAACTGCAATTCCTTGAGGGCAAAGCTCGCAGGGCACTGTTTGAGAAATATCCTCCAAAATGCGTGTATATAGCATCCGGCAGGCTGCTGTGTGCGAAAAACGGCGATTTCGAGAAGATGAAAGCCGGTGGCGGTTCTGCGGTGGCTTACGCTTGGTTTGTCTGGCAGAAGGGGCATACCGGCGAGACCGTGATTAGGTGGATCAATTAGTTTAAGGAGGATTTTTGAATGGAGGACATAATGCATGAAAGTTTTGATAGCTTGTGAGGAGAGCCAGACGGTGTGCAAGGCGTTCCGTGCAAAGGGGCACGAGGCGTACAGTTGCGACATAATCGAGCCGTCGGGCGGGCATCCTGAGTGGCACATTCTCGGCGATGCTCTCGCAGCCCTGAATGGGGGGGTAATTATTACCATGGACGGCGTTGAACATGATGTGGGCAAGTGGGATATGCTGATAGCTCACCCGCCGTGTACGCATTTGGCAGCGTCCGGCGAGAGATGGTTTTCGGAGGGGCGGAAACCGCTATATTTGCGGTTTGAGAGCGCGGCGTTTTTCCTCCATTTTGCAGAAGCAGATATCCCAAAAATCTGCGTCGAAAATCCAGTAGGCAAAATGTCAACGTACTTCCGAAAACCTGATTGCATCATCCAGCCGTATGAGTTCGGGCATCACGCAAGAAAAAAGACTTGCCTATGGCTAAAAGGCTTACCCGCTTTGCGATCGACAAACATTGTAGATGCAGGAGATATTTTGCCAGGTGGATACAGTGTGGGGGCAAGCGCGGACTCTGCAAAAGACGAGACTGGTAAGATTCTGCGATGGAATGACCCGCGCACGGCAAAAATCAGAAGCAAAACCTTCCCCGGCATAGCCAAAGCGATGGCTGAACAGTGGGGATAACAACATTTTAAGGAGGAGTAAAAAATGCTCGAGCTATGTCCGATAACGCTCAAGGAAGCAAATGCTTATGTCGAGCAGCATCACCGCCACCATAAGCCGGTCACGGGGCATAAATTTTCTATCGGCTGCACAGACGGAGAAAAGATAGTCGGCGTTGCCATCGTCGGCAGACCTGTGTCACGGCATTTAGATGATGGTTGGACACTTGAGGTAAACCGCCTTTGCACGGATGGGGCGAAAAATGCTTGCTCTATGCTGTATGCCGCCGCATGGCGAGCTGCGCGAGCGATGGGTTATAAACGGCTTGTTACTTACATCCTCGATAGTGAGAGTGGAGTTAGCCTAAAAGCGGCGGGGTGGAAGTGTGTAGGGCAAGCGGGCGGCTTACGATGGACTGGCAAGCGCCGCCCCGAAGTAGACCTATATCCCGCGCAGATGAAAATCAGATTTGAGAAGGAGGAGTAAAAAATGGGAGCAACGAAAATACCCGACGCGACAAACGAGAAAATACTAACGCTCGTGACGATGGGGATGACCTTAGTTAAAGCGGCAGAAATCTGCGGCGTGAGCGACAGCTATTGCGGCAAGCTCGTGGAAGTGACGAGGTGCATCGCAAACGACGACTGGGACGCGCTTATAGCGTGCTCAAAGGCACGTACAACAGGGAATGTAATCAAGTGGGCGTGCCAGTATCTCAATAAGCAGGTACCGTTGAATGTGCAAGATAAAATCGAGCGCATACAGCGCGCGCCAAAGAGCGCTACCACCGCAGATGACACTAAAGCCGAGCCAATTGACAACACGGCGGCGGCAATTATCAAACTGCTCGAAAAGCTCGACGCGGCGGTAAACGCGATAACGGAAGCGGCAGACGACATATGCCAGACGGTGACAACGGCGCGGAAGCTCAACGAGGACTGCATAAACGCAAATTTTGATGTGCTGACCGCAACGGTGCGCGACGGTATCGAAAGCGTAAAGACGACGATAAGAAAGGGGCAGAAATGAAAACGATACATAAGCCGAATGAGCCCATCTCGATTGAAATTTTGAATTTTATCGAGTGGTTTTCGGAAGAAGCGCCCAACGAATACGAAAAAGGCATCACAACAGGCTTGCGCATTGCGCAGACGATTGCCGAAATCGTAGAGCGGAACTGCGAGGAGGGCGAAGATGGCGACAAAAGTGATCTGTGACCGCTGCGGCGCGGAGATAAACCCAAAGAGCGCCGTGACCTACGCAGGAATGCGGCGGCTTAAAATGGACATAAACGACAACGACTATGAGCTGTGCGTTTCGTGCGCACACGAGCTGCGGAAGTGGCTTAGCGGGGAGGAGGGCGAAGATGGCTGAATATCATGTTGGCTGTGGCGCGTTTGGCATCTATGCTGGGACGCTAAATAGTCGTAACAAAAATATGTGGCAAAACAAAACTGAGTGTACAGACGAGGCAATTTGTGCTGTCCGCGACCATCTTGTGCAAGAACTTCTTGGTGGTCTGGATTGCAAGAAAGCGACGTCAAATGGCTATGAGTGGACACTTAAAGATGGGCGGGTCGTTGAACTGAGAGTGACGATTAAAGATGGTGAGAAATATGATGGCTGAATACATCGAGCGTGAAGCGTTTTTGAAAGACATCAAAGAGCGATATTGTTTACCGTGCGAAGAGGCAGGAAAAGACTACAACGGCTGTAAGTGCCGCGCTTGCTGGGTAGACGATATGTGCGACGAGGTAATAGACGCCCCCGCCGCTGATGTTGCCCCGGTGGTGCATGGGAAGTGGATAGCAACGCATGATGACTTTTGCAGCTGCTCATTGTGCATGTATCCTATAGCGGTTTGGGCGCAAAAAAAATACTGCCCCTACTGCGGGGCGAGGATGATGGAGTAAACACATGAGTCGTAAAAGCAACTTCAGGTTATATAAAGTGTGGGACGGGATTATACAGCGGTGTTGCAATCCTAATGCTAAAAATTATCACAATTATGGAGGTAGAGGGATTCGTATTTGCAATGAATGGAGAGAAAACTTTTCGGCTTTTGAAGAATTTTGCCTTTCCAATGGGTGGGAATATGGATTGCAGGTAGATAGGATTGATAATAACAAGGGATATTCTCCGGATAACATCCAATTTGTAACAAGAGCAGAAAACCTAAGAAATAAAAGAACAAATCATCTGATTACATTTTTAGGGGAAACACTTTGTGTGGCGGATTGGTGTGAACGATTTGGAATATCAGACTCTACCTTATGGAGAAGGTTGAAAAGTGGGTGGAGCATTGAAGATGCACTCACTAAGCCAAAGCAAAAGCGAACCAAGAAGATGGACGGCACCGATGGGAAATAAACGGACAAAAACCACGCGGTGCAGGTACAGTGCGAGCTGCTTTACCTGCCCGCTCCCCGACTGCGCGGTACACGCGCCGCTGACGATCAATCGGCTGCCGATGGATTTTGAATATGAAAAGAAAAAACGAAGGAGGGATAAGCGTGACTGAAATGGTATACACGCAGAGGCGACAAGGCCCTATCAGACTGGCGGACGGTGAGTATCGCGGCTACCACTACTATGTGCTGAGTTTTGGTACCCATCCGTGCGCATATATAGATATCGGTGACACAGGCGTAAACATTAACGCCATAGAGTGTCACGGAGGAATAACTTACAGCCGTGAATATTTAGCTACGGTAGATCACGAGAGCGGTTTTATTGGCTGGGGCTACGTGTACGGCTGCGATTACAACGGGGATATGCCGGAGATAACAGCGCACTGCAAGAAGTGGACTACAGCCGAGATCGTCGATGAGTGCAAGAGCGTTATCGATCAGATTTGCAGCAAGTGGGGTGATCGAGTTGAGTAGACAATCGACATTTGCAAAAGCCGTGCAGCGTGAAGTCAACGCGCAGCTTGCGCTTTATGGGTGAAACCGGATGCAACTTGCAGAGGACGCCGCATTTATTGCGGCAAACGAAGTGCTAGGACTGGGCGCGGGCAGGGCAAAAGCCTTCGGCGATGCGTTTGTGAAGTACGCGAACGAAATCGCGGAGCTTGTCGTTGAGGACAGCAAGGCGGACAAAGATATCGAGTATGCAAAGGCGATCCTTGACCGCAGAATCCGCGAGATCGTAGGCGAGGAAAATTTTGTGCAATTTGACGAAAGATACGGAGGACGACATGGAATTTAACACAATCAAAATTGTACACACGGACAGCGGCTACCGTGTGACGGTGGACGGAGAGCCGTATTACTGCGAGAGCATCAAGGAGCTCACGGACTTCTTGGAGGGCATAGGCGCATGATAGATAAGTACGCGATTTACATCAAGGCGCTCGACACCTACGGCGCACAGGCGCAGACGCTGATGTGTATGGAAGAAATGTCGGAGCTGCAAAAGGAACTGTGCAAGCACGCGAGAGGCGCGGACAATGTGCATCAGATCGCGGAGGAGATAGCCGATGTGCGCATAATGCTTGACCAGATGGAACTGCTGCACGGCTGCGGTGTGCTCGTCGCAGATTACGAACAGGTAAAGCTGCTGAGGCTTGAAAAAAGAACGGAGGGCAAGGCATGAGCGATGCAATCATAAAAGCGATAGATCATCTTGCCGAGAAAATCGGAGTGGCGGTTGACTGGACTGCCGACAACATCATTCCGCAGGTGCTTGATATCATGGCAAGGTACAGAGCGTGCGAGATTGTGCTCAGTGTGCTGATTGTGCTGCTCTGCGTAGGATGGGGAGTATGCGTTTATATCGCGCTGAAAGGATGGGTTCTGCCGGCACGAAAGCGCTGCGTAGAAAGCGGAGAGGATAACTTTTGGTTTTGGAAATGCTGCGGAGATATCGAACTGAATATAGCCGGAATTATAATCTTCGCGTTTGTGATAGGGATATCTTTGGCCGCGATTATACTGTGCATTAAAAACATAGGCGAGCTGACGCGGTGGGCACTGATACCCGAAGTGCAGTTTTATAAATTGATAAGCGGGTGAGCACCATGAACAACAAGCCGTGCTACAAGTGCGAAAAGCGGCATTTCCTCTGTCACGCCGACTGCGAGGAATACAGGCGGGTGAGGGCGGAGAGGGATGCCGCTAACGCAAAGCGGTACAAGGATGCGGAAGCGGCGGCACTGCTGAAAATGGGATATCAGAAGCGTAAGGAAAACTACAGGCGGGGAGGGCTGTTGTGATGGCAGATTACTACGATGCAGATGTAAAATGCCCCTTTTGGGTAAAGGGATCCACCGAGGAAAACAAAATTTTTTGCGAAGGCCCTGCCGCCGAAGCCCGCCTGCAGTTGTGGTTTAAGGGCAATGAAAAAAAACGCCGCGCATTTATCAGCAGGTTTTGCTGCCGAAAATACACGGAATGCGCGGTATATAAAATCACTGAGGCAAAATACGATATAGCGAAGGGGTAGCACATTGCGTGCTACCCTGTTTTTTGCGCTCAATTTTCAGTACATTTGCAGAGCGGGCAAAGGGGCTTTTATCGCAGCACAAAGAGACACAAGAAGTGCAAGACAACACCCGATGCGCCGCAGATAATCAAGCCCGAAACTTTGCCTACATAGCAGCCGCGTGTAATCGGGGCATTCGCGCTTGTTTCCGCATATTGCACAAAAACTATGCCGCGGATTTGTGCAGTTTTTTATCAGCAAAGAAATGGTGGGGGGTGGAGTGACAATCGGTGCGTGCGGCGATATACAATAAAAATATGGAAAACTGGGATGATATAAAAACTGAATATATCACCACGCACATCGGGATGCGGCCGCTGGCGGCTAAGTATGGCATCACCTACAATGCGTTGCGAAAACGCGCGGAGAGGGGCGCATGGGTGGCGCAGCGCGCGCAATTTGTCGCGGACACAGGCGCAGACCGTGTCGCCATCCACCGGGAAAAGGTAAAGAATGAGTACAAGGGGCTGCTGGATGCGGCTGAGACGCTGTCAGACAAGATATGCGCGGCGGTAGAACATATCACCGAGGAGGATATCATCAAGGATAAGCGCGGACTGCGCAGCCTGACGGGCGCGATCAAGGACCTCGCGGACATCCAGGGTGTGAAATCCGAAGCTGACCGTCGGGAGCAGGAGGCACGCATCAAAAACCTGGAGCGCCAGGCAGCGCCGGACGCAGAGCCGGAGCCGGTGCGCGTGATAATCGCCGGTGCTGACGGATTTTGCAGTAAATAGTCATGCCGGATTTTAAAATTGATTATCTATCCCCTACGCAGCGGGAATTTTTACAGGCTGTCGCGCCTGTGGTTTTCTTCGGCGGGGCGCGTGGTGGCGGTAAAAGCTATGCCGTGCGTGTGGCGGCTATCCTGTACTGCCTGATGTACAGGGGCATTACCTGCATGATCGTGCGTAAAACATACCCCGAATTGCAGGAAAACCACATTGTGCCGCTGACGCAGGCGCTGAATTGCTACGCTGTGGACAAATCTCAGCGCCTGGCGCGGTACAACGATCAGAAAAAAACTATCAGATTCCCCTCCGGCAGCCGCATTTTGTTCCGCTACTGCGATACAGCCAAGGACGCGGAGCGTTTTCAGGGCACGGAGGTAGATATCCTGTTTTTGGACGAAGGCACTCATTTCACAGAGGACCAGTATCAAAAACTCTCCGCGTGTGTGCGCGGCACCGGAGATTACCCGCGCAGGATCTATATCACCTGCAACCCCGGCGGTACGGGGCATGCGTGGGTTAAACGGTTGGCGATAGATAGGATTTATCAGGGCAAGGAGCGCCCCGAAGATTATGTGTTCATCCAGAGCAAAGTCACGGATAACAAGCCCCTGATGGACGCAGACCCCGACTACATAAAAAAGCTGGAGGCACTGCCGCCGAAGCTGCGCAAGGCGTGGCTTGAAGGCGAGTGGGATATCTTCGATGGCGCGTTTTTTGAGGACTTTCGGGCAACGCCTGACAGGGCGCTGTGCGAAAAGGCGGGCATCAGCGTGGAGGACGCACTTGCGCAGCGCAGGTACACGCACGTTATCCCCGCGTTTGATATATCGGCAGGCGCGGCGCGAGGCTGGACGATATACAGGTCGTACGACTTCGGCTACAACCGCCCATTTAGCTGCGCTTGGTGGGCGATAGACTACGACGGTGTGCTGTATAGGATTTTAGAACTGTACGGCTGCACGGATACGCCCAACGAGGGCGTAAAGTGGACGCCCGACGAGCAGTTTCAGCGCATCCGCGACACGGAGCAGTCGCATCCGTGGCTGCAAGGGCGCAAGATACTCGGCGTGGCAGACCCATCGATATGGGATACATCGCGCGGCATATCAGTCGCGGAGACGGCGGAAAAGTACGGCGTCTATTTCGACAAAGGCGATAACAAACGCATCGCGGGGTGGATGCAGTGCCATTACAGGATGCAGTTTGATGCTAACGGCTACCCGCGAATGTACGTTTTTGATACCTGCAAGGGATTCCTGCGGACTATCCCGCTGCTAATGTACGACGAACACAAACCGGAGGATTTAGATACCAGCATGGAGGATCACATCGCCGACGAGTGGCGGTATATGTGCATGGCACGTCCGATAGCGCCCATTATCCCCGAAAAACCGCGCGAGATTCTCTCTGACCCGCTCAACCAATTTACAAAGGATGGATATAAAGCGAATGGATATTACAAAAATGCATTACAATCCGCTGAGCGCTGACGGTGCGGATGCGCCCGAAGCGGCGAATGCCGAGACCGCTGTGCAGGTCATGGGCGCGAAGCCCATCGGCGAACAGCAGATAATGGATCTGATGCAGATACTGACTAAATATCGCGCAGGCAAAAACAGCATAGATACCCGCATAATCGCCGCTGAAAACTGGTGGAAACTGCGCAATGACGTCGAGGAGGACAAGGACGGGCACGCAAAGCCTGGATTCCGTAGTAAAAGCGGCTGGCTGCATAATGTAATCACCAACAAGCACGCTGACGCGATGGACGCATACCCCGAGCCTAATGTCCTGCCGCGAGAGCAGGGGGATAAGATGGAAGCAGCGATGCTGTCAAAAATCATTCCTGTTGTGCTGGAAAAAAACCAGTTTGAGGGCACCTACAGCCGCGTGATGTGGGCAAAACTCAAGACCGGCACGGGCGTGTACAAGGTGATATGGGACAAAAACAAGCTCAACGGCCTCGGCGATATCAGTGTCACTAAGTGCAATATCCTCAACCTGTTTTGGGAGCCTGGCGTGGAGGATATTCAGCAGTCGAAATACTTCTTCGAGGTGGATTTTCAGGACGAGGACGACGTGCGCGAGATGTTCCCCGACGAGCTGCCTGAGGGCAAGAGCATACCGCACGATTTTATCACCAGTAAATTCCGCTATGACGATCATGTAGATACCACGAACAAGGTGCCGGTCATCAGCGCGTACTATCACAAAAACGGTGCGCTGCACTATGTGCTGTTCGTACCGGGCACTGTGCTGTACGCGACGGAAAATGACCCCGAGCGGGCGGAGCGCGGCTGGTACGATCACGGCAAGTATCCGTATGTGTTTGACGCGCTGTTTCCGGTGGAGGGCTCGCCCTGCGGCTACGGCTATGTAGATCTGTGCAAAGCCCCGCAGACGGAGATAGACCTGTTAAAGACGGCATACGTCGAAAACGCGATGGTCGGCGCAAAGCCGAGATACTTCAAAAAGGCTAACTGCGGCGTGAATATTGTGCAGTTTACCGATCTTAACGAGCCGCTGGTAAATGTGGACGGCTCGCTGTCCGAAGAGCATCTGGTGCCGATAACGCATGATAACCTCGACGGCAACTACATCAGCATGCTGGAGCTGAGCATAAACGAGCTGCGCGAAACGACCGGTAACACCGAGACTGCGACCGGCACGACGAGCTCGGGCGTAACGGCGGCGAGCGCGATAGCTGCGCTGCAGGAGGCGAGCGGTAAAGGCAGCCGCGACAGCACGAAGGGCGCGTACAGAGCATACAGCGCGGTTGACTTCCTTGTTATCGAGCTGATAAGGCAGTTTTACAGTGCTCCGCGACAGTTCCGCATTCTCGGCGACAGCGGCGAGGAGATGTTTTACAGCTATTCCAACGAAGGCTTGCAGCCGCAGCAGCAGGTGCTCGGCACGGATTTCACAGGCTATCGTGTACCGGAATTTGATATACAGGTAGTGCCGCAGAAGCGCTCGGCGTACACCAAGATGAGCAATAACGAGCTGGCATTGCAGTTTTACAATCTCGGCTTTTTCAATCCTCAGCAGACCGACCAGGCGCTTGCCTGCCTTGCGATGATGGACTTTGACAGCATCGAGGATGTACGAAAGATCATAAAGCAAAACGGCACGATGTACGAACGGTACATGATGCTGATGCAGATAGCGTCGCTGCTTGCCGCAAAATGCGGCGATGCTATGGCAATGTCGCAGATACAGCAGCTTGCGCAGGAGGCGGGCGGCACACTGCCTCCCACAGCGATGGACGGCATATCCATCACCGAGGACGGACGCACGGCAGAGCACGGCAGGGTGCGCAGCGCAAGGGCGCAGTCGCGCGAGGCTGCGATGCCCGACGGAGGAACGATGTGATACAGGTAGCGTACAGGTATGCCGATGGGCATGAGCTGACGGTGACAGGGCACGCAGGAGCTGCACCGAAGGGCGAGGATTTGGTGTGCGCGGCAGTGACTATACTGCTGCGGTCGTTGGCATGGTACATGGAGCACACGCAGTCTGCGCAGGTGGCTATAGCCGACGGCAAATTTACGCTTCGCTCCGACGGTGATATGGGCGCGGACGGCATGGGTGCGCTCAATATGGCGTTCGCGGGGCTTGATCTCTTGGCGCAGCAGTACCCCGAATTCGTAAAAATTACGATTTTCGAATAAAAAAGCAGGGGGGGTGGTGTGACGGAGAACGAAGCATACATAGTATGCTTGAAGTGGTAAGCAGGTGTGGCAACCTCTTCTCCTTATAGAGTCGCCCCGGCAGACGGCGGCATGAGTAGTCTGCCCATTTTTATCTCCTTCCTGCGCGGGGGTTTCCCCCTTCCCCCGCGCACATTTGCCGCTTTAGTTTAACGGAAAAACGCCATAATACGGTGATGCGGGTTCGAATCCTGCAAGCGACGATAATATACAGGAGGCATCCATATGCATTTTGATTTTGCGTGGCTTCAGCTTTTCGCGGACGGTACCGGCGAAGGCGGAGCCGCTTCGGGCGCAACACCTGCCGCCGCCGGGCAGGACTCGGGCGTAGATGTGTCTGCTGCCGCCGAGCAGACGACGATGACTCAGGCTGACAGGCTCAAGGAGCTGGGTGTGCCGGAGTCTAAACTTAATCGGGCGAAATACAGCCGCAAAGCTGCCGAGGCGCAGACAAAGGCTGAAACGCAGGCCGCCGCTGCGGAGAAAGCGGAAGCAGATGCTCCCGCAAGGCTCACTTGGGCACAGATCATGGACGACCCCGAATACAATCGGGAAATGCAGAAAGTCGTTGCCGCGAGCAAGGAGAAATCCAAGCAGGCGGCGGAGGGACTTAAAAAGCTCACTCCGGCTATCGAGATACTGGCAAAGAAGTACGGCATAGCCGCGACGGATTATGACGGCATAGCAAACGCGGTGCTCGACGATGACGAATACTACGAGGACAGGGCGCTCGAAATGGGCGTGACGACCGATGTAGTCAAGCAGATAGAGAGCGCAGAGCGCATAGCACAGCAGGCAGAGATCGAGAAGCAGCAGTTCATCGATGAGCAGAAATTCAATGAGCACATGGCAAAGATGAATGCTCAGGCGATAGAGCTCAAGCAGAAATACCCCGACTTTGACCTGCGAAAAGAGCTTGAAAATCCTATGTTCGTGCGCATGACCGCGCCTGACCAGATGTTCACGCTCGAGGACGCTTACGAGCTTATCCATCGAGACGAGATAAAGGAAAACATCAGGCAGGCAGCGCTGCGCATATCCGCACAGCAGGTATCAAATGCTGTACAGTCCAATAAATCGCGTCCCAATGAGGGCGGTGCATCAAAGTCCAATAACGCTTCCGTGCAGACGTTTAATTACAGAAACGCCACGAGAGACCAGCGTGAGGCACTTAAGGCTCGCATCAGAGCGGGCGAAAAGATATACCCAGGACAATTCTAAACGCTCGTTTCCCGTGGTAACACACGAAAGGAAACGATATGATAAATACTAATTGGCTGCAGCTTTTTGCAGACGCAGGCACCGTTGTTAATACCCTTGTTAAAAACGGTAATTCCAACTATACCAACGCATACACCGGCGAGGCGGTGACTCCCAATCCCAGCACCAATACCCTCGCACCTGAGCTCAAAACCTTCTACGACACGGAGCTTCTGGAGAACACCCGCGTGGAGACCTTCTACGCGCAGTTCGGCAGAAAGCAGAGACTGCCCAAGAACGGCGGCACAACCGTCGAATGGCGCAAGTTCAATACTTTCGATAAGGCAAGTGAGCTCAAGGAAGGCGTTATCCCCAGCGGTCAGCAGTTCGGCGCATCGAGCCAGACTGCATCCATCACGCAGTACGGCACCTACACCTCCATCACCGACAAGCTTGAGATGAGAGCGTATGACCCTGTTATCCTCGCGGCAACCGAGGAGATGGGCGCATCCGCAGCGGCAACTCAGGAGACCCTTATCCGCGATGCTCTGCTCGTCGGCACCAATGTAATGTACTGCGATAATATCGATGCAGACGGCAGCAAGCTTTCTACGCCTACCAGTCCGGCAACCATGGGTGCGGGCGGCACTACTCCCGGCAGCGGCGGCTCTTCCACCCCCGACGGCTGGGCTCTGCTCACTCCCGATATGGTAAACCGCGCAGTCACCAAGATGAAGAAGGACCGCGTCCCTCGCATTAACGGCAAGTATTACGCAGTTATCCATCCCTCTGTTGCGTATGACCTGCGCAGCTCCAAGGACTGGATCGAGGCGCACAAGTACGCTGCGACCTCCGAAATCTTCAACGGCGAGATCGGCGAGCTGCACGGCTGCCGCTTTATCGAGGATACCTTCGCTCCTGTTCTCGGCGGCAGCTACCAGTTCAGCGGCTCTACCACCTACAAAAACAAGTCCAACGGCGTAACCTATGCCACTTACTTCTTCGGCAAGGACGCCTTCGGCATCATCGATCCTGAGGGCGGCGGTCTTGAGATGATAATCCACGACAAAGACGAGATAGGCGGTCCTCTCAACCAGTTCAGCACCATCGGCTACAAGTTTGAGACCAACGGCGCTACCATCCTTTATCCTGAGCGCGTTCTCCGTGTTATGAGCGTAAGCTCCTACTCGGCGACCGACGAGGAAAACAAGTAAACAGGCATGGCGGGAGGGGTTTCTCCCTCCCGCTCTTTTGAAAGGAGCAGCTTATGGCTGAGACCAAAAAGAAAGACGAAAGAGTAGAGGTGTTCATCCCCCGCGGCGAGAGAAACAGCGATCCTATGCTGTTTGTTTCCGTTAACGGCAAGAATTATCTTCTGCCGAAGGGCAAGACCTCGCTCGTGCCTACTCACGTTGCGGATGAAATAAACCGCTCCGTGCTGGCACAGCGTATGCTCGATGAGAGCATTGACGAATTGAGATACAAAGGAGAATAACGGCGAAAGCTGTTATCAGACAATAGCCGCCGCGAGGCGGCTATTTTAATAGGAGGAAAGCATGACAATTTCCGAAATCATTGATATCTGCGACCGGCTGGTGCCGAACGCATACACCGAAACGGACAAGGTGCGCTGGCTCATGGCACTCGACAGCCTGATATACAAGGACGTTATAGCAACGCATGAGGGCTGGGAGACGGTCAAAGCGCCCGATTACAGCGCCAATGATATGAATAAGGCTTTGATAGTCGGCGCTCCATACGGTGAGGACATATACGTCAATTACCTTCAAGCTAAGATCGCGCAGAACAACGGCGAGGATGCCAAGTACAACAAGGCGATAGTGTTTTATAACGAAGCATATGAGCGTTTTGCCAAGTCGTACAACGAAAGCCATTGCCCGCTGCCGAAGATGCCGTATTTTCGGTTTTAGGAGGATACATGCCTACTTATACCACGATACCCGAACATGCCGCCGCAGAGCAGGTGACCGATGTTTTCGGCGGTTACAATCATAATCTCAAGATAAACGACGGCGAGTTTTACGACATGCGCAACCTCACATCGGATTACTACCCGCTCATGGGCAACAGGCAGCTCCGCAGCATGATAGCCTTTGATTTCAAGGAAATACTCGGCATGGCTGTTGACGGCGACGGTGACTTATATGTTGTCGGCTTGAGAAGCGCAGATACCGAAACGAAATTATATAAGATATACAAGGGCGAAGATAACGCATACCAAAAGATAGTGTGCGTGACGGATAATACGTATTTTTTCCCATTTTGGAATGAGTCACTCAAATTGAGCCGCAGCAAAAAGCAAATTGTATTCTTCGGCAACGGCTTGGTGATTTTCCCTGATGCCGTATTCGTAGAGATTGAAGATTATATCATAGCCGCAGAGAATCAATTACTTTGTTACGGACTCGGGTATGAGCGGTCGGTAGAGCTCAGCAAAACAGTACCGCTCGTTATAACCCCGTGCGATGCCGAAGGAAACGAAATGAGCGGCACGGCGAGCACAACGGCACCGGCTTCACCGACAGAGGGGACTATTTGGATAGACACATCAGGCGGCAAGATCGTCTGGAAAAAGTATTCCGCGACCACATGGATAACGCTCACCGACGTTTATGTCGCGCTGAGTATAGCAACGACCATGCGCGACGTATGGGATATCCGCACAGGAGATGCTGTGACGATCGGAGGGCTCAGCGGTCTTAACGGTTCGCACATTATTATAAAGGAGGATGCAAGTACTCTTGAAAGCGGGCCGGATACGAAGAGTTTTGTTATAAACGGCATCGTAAGCGAGAAAAAGCAAGTCACGAGCGGCACGTTTACGATAAAGCGCGAGGTGCCGCAGATGGATTTCGTCGTGCAGACGCAAAACAGGCTGTGGGGCTGCCGATACCATGATGCGGAGAGTTATGGGGACAAGAGCATAAACGAGATATACGCCTGCAAGCTCGGCGATGCGCGAAACTGGAATGTATTCCAGGGTCTGAGCACGGACAGCTACACGGCATCCTGCGGCACGATGGGCAAATTCACCGGCGCGGCGAACGTGAACGGCTACCCTGTGTTTTTCAAGGAAAACTGTTATCACAAGGTACATATATCCTCAAGCGGAGCGCATCAGATAACGGACAAGGCAGTGCAGGGCGTACAGGACGGCTGCGACGGCTCGGTTACCATGATAGACGATATCTGCTATTACAAATCACGAGCGGGAGTTATGGCGTTTGACGGCTCTCAGGCGTACAGCATAAGCACCGAGCTCGGAGACGTGCGTTACACGGAGGCAGACGGCGGCAGCGCGAACGGAAAGTATTACATTTCGCTCAAGGACGCAAGCGGCGACTGGACGCTTTTCGCATACGACGTGCAGAAGCGGCTGTGGCACAAGGAAGATAACGAGCATGCAATGATGTTCGCCGGCGCGAATAACGAAGCGTTCTATACCACGGAGCACCTCGGCAGCAGATTCATATATATCATATCCAATTATCTGCGCACCGGCACACAGGAGCAAGCCACAGGCTGGGAGGCGGTGACAGGGCTGCTCGGCTACAGTTACACCGGGCAGAAATATATAAGCCGCTTTAATCTGCGTATGATGCTGCCCAAAGGCTCAGGCATGGATATTTACATTGAGTACGATTCAAGCGGCAAATGGGAGCATCAGGGGCACATAAAGGGAGCGGGGACGAATACGTTCATGCTGCCGGTCAAGCCCAGACGGTGCGATCACTTCCGCATAAAGCTCAGCGGCGTGGGCACGGTGCGGCTTTACAGCATGAGCAAGCTCTTTGAGGGAGGCACGGACATAAGATGATAATCATACCACAGCCTCCGCTGCCGAGAGGCACTGCGGAGGAACGCATAGCGGCGATAGAGCGGTACATATCTCAGCTTTACGACGAGCTTACGATATCGCTCAACCGCATAAACTACACGGAATTTGACGAGGAAACGCGCAAGATGGTGAAGGGAGACTGACGATGGCGACGAAGAAGAAAGTCACCTATGACAATAATGTCGATTATCAAAACCTGATGAATCAGGCGGCGGCAAGCGGAGATTACAGCGCGGCGGCGCAGTACGAGCGCCAGCGCAATGCCAAGATACAGGCAGAGGGTCTCGGTTATGCGCAGACCAATAACTACGAAGGCTATCTGCCCAAGGAATATAACGGCGTGGAGTACGACAACACGACCGACTACATGACAAAGCTCAACGAGGCGCTCAAGCGCGGAGACTACGCTTCGGCGGCGCAGTATGAAAAGCAGCGCAACGCGAAGATAGACGGCGAAGGGCTCGGCTATGCAAAGACCCAGTACACCTATACTCCGCAGTACGACGCGCAGATAAATGACCTTTTTAATAAACTGCTCAACCGCGAGGGCTTCACCTATAACGCAGCCACAGACCCGCTGTATCAGCAGTACAGGGAGCTTTACACTCAGCAGGGCAAATTAGCCATGCAGGACACGATGGGGCAAGCAGCGGCTCTGACGGGCGGCTATGGCTCAAGCTACAGTCAGGCGGTAGGTCAGCAGCAGTACGACGCATATCTGCAAAAGCTCAATGCCGTTATTCCCGAGCTTTACGGTCAGGCATACTCGCAGTACGAGGCAGAGGGCGACAGGCTCAAGGACGCATACTCAATGCTTCTGAGCAAGGACGCAAGCGATTATGAGCGGGCACAGAATAACTATTCCCGATACCTCCAGCAGCAGGCCACGGAGTACGAGCGCAATCAGGCAGAGCAGCAGAGGGCGGCAAGCGAGGTCACGGCGATACTTCAGGCGGGCGGTATGCCGTCGGACGCGCTTATCAAGCAGTCGGGCTTTAGCAGTGAGTATATTTCCGCAATGCGCAATTACTACACTCAGATGGCTGCACAGGCAGCTTCGAGATCTGCCGGCGGCGGCAGCGGCAGTCGTAAAAGCAAGGAAGAGTGGGCAGCGGGCATAAGCACCGAGCAGGGCAAAACAAAGACCGGTGCTGTCAAGCCGAGCGCGTGGAGCAGAACAAAGCAAACCATAACGCAGCTCCTGCGCAGCGGAGATATGGAGAAAGCATATCACTACATGAATCAGATAGTGGACGAACTGTCGGAATCTCAGTATAAGGAAATTGAAAAACTCTTTGACCAGTACGAAGGGAGAAAGTAATGTCCAAGGCTAAGACCAAGTGGGAACAGCGAAAAGAAAAAATAGGGTATGTTCCAGCCGAAAACAGCACGCCGGAATATTCAAATGCCGCGCGTGAAAACTGGGAAAACAGACCGCAGACAAAGGCGCGGCGCAACAATTCATTCTCAGCGTATACAGACAAAGAGATCGAGATGCTGCTGCAGAATAACCCTGCATATGTATATGCTCAGGCTTATGGCACGAGAAAGACGCTCACCAAGGGCAGCGATGCGCTTGCGTACGGCAAAAAGAAAGAGGAGGAGCGCAAGCCCGGCCAGATAAACGCAATGGGCGCGGGAGACTACGGCGCGTCTAATCCCACACGCCTTGACAAAACCGTTAACGCTGCTATATACGGCGCGGGAGCGTCGTTATCAAACCTGTTCGGCTTGCTTGATGAGAAGGACGCGCAGACCAGAGCAAGAGACGAGGCAGACAGCGCAAGGCTCAGAGCAGGGCGCGAGGCTTCGCTGCAGGGCGAAGATATAAATATGCGCGAGGGCGGTCTCAAGAAGCAGAGCGAGGACAGCAAAAAGGACTTTGATGAGCGTGCGGCGAAATTAGCCGGAGCGGGACAGAAAGCCTTTGACAGAGCCGACAGGCTTCAGCAGACTGCGTATAACTATGAGCAGAGCGCAAAGGCAGGACTCGGCAAATTCGGGCAGGGCATGGTGGATTTCGGAATCGCGGCTACGCAGTTTGCGGGAGACGCTGTTATGAATGCCGTTCTCCCCGGGAGCGGTCTTGCAATGATGGGCGCTCGTGCAGCCGGCGGTGCGTCGCAGGAGGCGAGGCTTGCGGGAAAAGACTTAGATACTCAGCTCGTCACCGGCCTTAAAAGCGCGGCGATAGAAATAATGACCGAAAAACTCTTCGGCTCAGTTTCGCACGTTGCTTATGGCAAGGGAATTATTCGCAATGAAAGTCTTGTAAACGGAATCGTAAATAAGCTTGCGAAAACGGACGCCGGCAGAACAGCGCTCAAGGTTATCGTGGGCGCGAACGAGGAAGGCTTGGAGGAAGTCCTTTCGGATATCCTTAACCCCATTGCCGACAGAATACTCAAGCTCGACGACGGAGAGGGAGACTGGTCTACCATCGGCAACGACTTTGACGCTGAGGAGATGGCAAAGGACTACATCATCGGCGCGGCGCTCGGTCTTGTCGGAGCTGGAACAAATGTTATAAGCGGACAGTACAAGGCAGAGAACGCACAGCAGCGTGCGTATGAGGATTATCAGAAGCGACTCGTTGAGGCGGGACTGCATACAGAAAGCGGAAGCGATGTGCAGGTCACCGCAGAGCAGTATAAGAATATCCTTGACAAGAGCGCCAAGCGCGGTAACCGAAACCTCAGCGACAAGGAAACCAAAAACCTTGAAGCACTCATGCGCAATTCATATGCGCAGGAGGATGCGGCAGACATAAACTCACGCCTTACGCAGCTCGGCACTCAGCCCGACGAGCAGACCGTTAACGCGATAGTGAAAACGCTCAACGGCGAGAAACTGAGCACGAAAGAGCAGCACGCATTCGACGCTAATCCGTATTCGCAGCGAGTAGTAAACGAAATGCTCGACCCCTACGGAATTACAACGAACGAATGGTATGCAGACAGGGCGAGCATGGGCGAGTTTGAGCCTGAAAAGGGCGATGTGAACACTTGGGAAAGAATGCAGAACGTGCTCGACAGAAGCAACGTCAACGGCATTCCCAAGCGAGCGGGCGGCGGCAATGCGGCGACAGAAAACAGCGTCGAACACAAGACCGCTTCTGCTATGTCTGCAAAATACAATGTTCCGAGCGACACGATAAGCAGAGTGTACCGACTTAATCCAGCATCACCTCAGGCGTTTGAGCAGGGCTTCGATGCTGCATATAAAATGGGCCAGCAGGGCGCAAAAAAAGCTGCGCTCGGCAGCATTACGGTGCTTAACCAGGCGCAGGCTGAAATAGCATATAAGATGGGCGCAGACACGACACAGGAGGTAAAAACAGATGGAGTATATTTACGCGACGGCAGCAAGCGGACTGACGGTGAGAATACCGAAGGACAAGCTCCCGCAGTGGAAAGAGGCACAGGCAAAGCTGACAGCGGAGCAGATAGCCGAGCAAAAGGCATCGCTCGCAAGGATCAAGGCAAAGCTGGCGAAGAAGTAGTATACGGCGGCGTAAAGCAGAAGGGCGTTTATTATGCCAAGACCGATACCGCCGAGATGAAAAGCGGACGCGAGATCGCCAAAAATCACGGCTATGACGTTGTGTATTTTGCCGGAGGCAATATCGAGGCCGACGGAGTGGCGTTCAGAGCGTCGATAGACACCGACAGTCATACCGTCACGGTAAGAGCAGACCATCCCGATTACAGCGTAGACCAGCTTCTGCGGCACGAGCTTATGCACGAGACGATAAATTCGGGAGAAGCAGACCTTTCTGAAATCCGAAGCAAGCTGCTTGAAAGTCTGTCAGAGCCGGAGCTTGACGAGCTCATTGATGCTTACGCCAGCGCATACGGCGGCATTCTCAGCCCTGAGGAGGCGTTTGAGGAGATTTGCTGCGACGCAATGGGTAAGATGAACATCTTCGAGGGCACGCAGCTCAACAGCGAAAGCTACGAAAAGGCTCTGAGCCTCGTGCGCGAGTACGCTGCCGACAAGGGCAGCAACAAGAGCAGAGCACCGCCGGAGGGTGGGGTTATGTTCTCGCGGCAAGCAGAAGATAAGTATTTTGCCAGACAGATAGACCAGTGGGACGGCAAAGACCATGGCGGTGCATTCAGAGTTGGCGGAGTTTCTGAACCGCTGTTGAAAGTAGGAATACCAAATACAGATATTTGGTTCGACCAAAGCAAGGCGGCAAAACAGTTTCTTGAAAAAGGCGAAATCACTAAAGCGGTGATTAAACAAATACCTGTGATTTTGCAGCATCCTATTGCAATATCGGAGTCGTATGACAGCACAGTTATAGTTTTCGGACAGGTATTTGATGCGACTGGTAACCCTATAGTGGTTGCATTGCGCGTTAATTCTACAAAGAGACGTAACAGCATTACGCTTGTTAACAAAATAAGAAGTGTGGGCTCACGCTCTCACAATTTAGATAAACTTTTAAACGACAGCAATATCCTTTACCTCGGAGAGAATAAAAAAGAAACCAAAGCATGGTTCAATGCCTTAGGGCGCTCTACGCCGTTCGGGGGAACCAAGTTTGGTTTCATCCGTAGTGTATCATTTGCTGACACCGCTGTCAAGAAATTTTCCATGGAAGCGCCGGTGGAGCAGAAGAAAAATCTTATCGCACTGCACAATCTTGACGAGACAAAGCTTTTGAAAACGCTCAAGCTCGGCGGTTTTCCGATGCCGAGTATCGCAATAACAAAAAGCGATATACCGCATACGAATTTTGGCAATATCACCGTCGTTTTTGGCAAGGAAACAGTTGACCCGAAGTTTGACAGGCGCAACACCGTTTACTCAGCCGACGCATGGACTCCGCTTTTCCCGCGCATGGAATACGAGGCAAACGAAAAGACGGCTCAGAGAATACGACGCAAATATTACGAGCTTGAGAAAAAACATGGTCATGATTTTGTGAGCCCGTTATATGAGTCTGCCAATTACCTTGATGACACACTCACGAAATACGGCGGCGTGGAGGGGCTAACAGACAAATTTGCCGATGACACGCGGATGATGCAGATATATCTTGCCGATACCGGCAGAACGCCTGTTGAATCGGTGAAAACCGAAACGATAACGCGGCTTACGGATAATCAGATCGAGGTATATGATGCGCTGATAAACACGCTCGGCGCGGATGTTCTCAACGAAATGGCTGCCAAGCCAAACGAGGCACCGTTTGCGGCGCGAAAGGCATGGTTTGCAAAGCACGGAGATGCGCTTAAAGCGGCGTTCGAGCAGTATTACACCAAAAACGGAATTGATGCGAAAACGGCAAAATCCGTAGTTGATGCAATGAAACCGGCAGAGCTTATCAAGGAAGCAACCAATGCGCGCAAATATCTCAAGGATGGTGCTGAGATCCGAAAAACCGAAGTCGATATTGACGCGACAAACAATGCTATAAGAAAAGCCGTTGACAGCGGCGAATATATCAAGTGGCTCAACGACCTGTACGGCGACGCAGTAAAGGACAGCGGTTTTTATAACAACAAAGATTATTACACTTCAAGCGGAAACAGAAGAAGCTTCAAGGCTACGCATTATCCGAATACACTTGACGGCATAGTAAAGGCAATGGCTTCGCAGGGCGACGGAAACTCACGAAACGTTATGGGCTTCCACGGCGTTAAAAGTCTGCGTGCAGGTACTGCCGAGCGCTTCAAGAGCGTTGAAGATATGCACAAGCTTGAAGGGCGCTTGAAGCACCTGACAGCGGAGGAAGCAAGCCAAATATCCGATGCGCTTGACAGCAGGCTTTCCGAGCTCATGCACGACATTTATAACCTCGTTCCCCACAGCGGCTACAGCAACGAGCTTATGGAATTGGACTCTATAGGCGAAGTGCTTATGGAGGCAACGGAACTTAAATATGTTAGCCCCGCGAACGTGAAAGCACTTTTCATGAAGTATAACTATCCGCTTACCGATAAAATAGCGAATGATATAGTTGCGCTGCTGTTTGACGTTAACAATATGCCGGTCAACATCTTCGAGGCAAAGCCTGAGCGCGCGGTCGGCTTCGATGAGATACGCAAGGTCATTATTCCCGACACATCCTCCGACGAGCTGCGCACGGCGCTCAAGAACGCAGGTATAGAAAATGTCGAGGAATACACTGCCGGTGACGATGCCGCGAGAATGAAGATCGCAAACGACGTTCCGAATGTGCATTTTTCCCGCGAGCCTGTATCGGATTCAGCATACATGAAAGCTGTAGAGCACGGAGACACGGAAAGCGCTCAGAGGATGGTTGATGAAGCAGCTAAAAAAGCAGGGTACACAGTGAAAATGTATCATGGTTCAAAGCGCGGCGGCGGATTCACTGTGTTTAGAGACTGGTCATACTTTACAAAGTCGAAAAAATACGCGCAAAGGTACACGGAAAGAGGAAATGACAAGTCCTTATACTCGGCATATGTGAAGATTGAGAATGCTTTTGACACGAGAAAAGCCGCCGATAGATATTTGTTCGACGAAATAAGGCAAGAGTATGGAATGGGCGAAATACAAGATACCGGCTTGCCCGATTGGACAGACGGATATGATATAGCTGACTACATCGACGAGAACGGTCTCAACTATGATGCGATTATACTTGATGAGGGCGGAGATCTGGTCGATGGCAAACCAATCAGCAGAGGATTGAGCTATGTTATAAGGAACTCAAATAACATCAAATCCGCAGAACCGATCACATACGATAATAACGGTAATGTTATACCGCTGTCAGAGAGGTTCAAAGATAACAACCCCGATATCCGCTACTCCCGCGAGCCGGAGACGCTTAACGAGCTCAGGCGGCAGAACACTCAGCTCAAGAAGCGAGTGGAGTATTGGCGAGGACAAGCCAAGACCACGAGGGTCAAGACCGTGCGCGAGGGCGATGTTAAGAAGCTGGCGCGTGAGATAATCGAGATGAACGCGACGGATCTAAAGCCGAAGGACATCACAGAACAGCTCGG